GTGGGAGCAGCCAGAGTATACGGGCGGGACATTCATACGGGGGCCGGTGAATGGACCACGAGTGAGTTTGTGGCCTGGCTGAAAGAAAAGGGGGCATTTGACCAGCCTTACTGGATGATGAAGGCATCACTGCATGCGGAATTTAATAAGGTCATCACGGATGTCGGACCGGGAAAACTCAATCTGGGAGGCTGCGCCATTGAGGTGATGGGGACGTATAACGCAGCCATAGTCCGGGTCACCATCGGCGAATACGGTGGCGATGGTTTTCTGAACGGCACGGTCTGTACCTGTACAGTTTACGGAGACACACAACGTTTTCACTGGCGGGTGGATTACAGCACAAAAAACAAACCGGATACGGTCAGCCAGCGGGATGCCAGCACGACGCAGAAAGGTGTGGTGCAGTTAAGCAGTGATACTGACAGTAATGACGAAACAAAGGCAGCCACGCCGAAGGCCGTGAAGGCGGCAATGGATGTGGCAAATGAAGCGAAAACAAAGGCAGAAGAGGCTGCAGCAGGAGGTGGTGTTCCCGGTCCGAAAGGAGAGAAAGGGGACACGGGGCCAGCAGGTCCTGCAGGACCGCAGGGACCTAAAGGGGATACGGGAGCTGCAGGCCCGGCAGGCGCACAGGGACCAAAAGGTGACAAAGGCGATCCGGGGGTGGCTGGACCAGCAGGTCCGGCAGGTGCGCCGGGGCCGAAAGGCGATAAAGGTGATCCGGGAGTAGCAGGTCCAGCAGGTCCGGAAGGGCCGCAGGGACCGAAGGGAGACACTGGAGCCCCCGGGCAAGGAACAGAACTGCTTACTACTGCCAATACATGGACTCAGGCACAAACTTTTAATGGTGGTATTAATGGAAATTTGACGGTAAACGGAAACGGATCATTTAACGATGTTCAGATCCGCTCGGATAAACGCAACAAGCGAAATCTGGTAAAACTGGATAATGCGTTAGATCGTCTGGAGGCACTTACTGGTTATCTTTACGAGATACAGTACTCTGCCGACGGTTGGCAAACGTCGGTTGGTTTAATTGCTCAGGATGCACAAAAAGCCTTGCCTGAACTGGTAACTGAAGACGCAGACGTTATATCTGGTGAAAAACGTCTGCGTCTTAACTACAACGGCATAATTGCATTGTTAGTCGAAGGCTTTAAAACACTTCGTCATGAGATTAAAGAACTCCGGGAGAAGTAAACGACAGCTGTTGTAGTTTCTGGTTTCTACTGAATTTAAATTGTGGGGATGATACTCACCTCACGAATTTCAGAAGGATATATGAAATGGGGATAACATCGGGATGGGTAGGTTCTTCGGCTAAGAGCGAAACAGGTGAGCAATGGATGGGGGCTGCTGGCACTAAACTAGGATTGGATAAACCTTTTATGATGAGTCAAATGGTGGGGCGAGCTATGGGTTGTAAAATAGAAACCGCTTACTATAAATGGAACTCTTCGGATCAAGTTGAAAACTGGGGGGCGGTTGGAGCTGATTGGCCATTAGAAGAAAAAAGCAAAGGGACAATTACAAACGCTGAAAACTGTGGTTCTGGGAGACTGGTGGGGGCTGTCGTTACACTTTCTCACTTTTTGACGAACTCTACACCGACAGCTGCTGTTTATTTATCCGGTGGTAAAGCAGGTAACATCACCGTAAACGTAGGTGGTGCTACACAAACCATGATTTATCAGGGCGTTGTTAGTGGGTTCCAGTATTACTGGTCAGGTTCTGTTAGTTCCGCTTTCGTGGAGGCAATGAAAAAGACGGGAGTAACCCAGGATCTAAAAATTAGTTAAATGGTAAATGAATAATTTTAAAAACTTCACGTTCTACATACCGGAGACGCCGGATATATAGGATATTGTTTTAAGTTGCCAGAGAAATTTTTCCGGACGGATGCTGATAATAATGATGTAATTTTTCAAGATTTCTGGAAATCTGTATTCTGCACAGGCGCAATTGTATGCCGCCTTTAAAACTTCAATTCAGTGACTCACCTGCCATTCAAATTTTCGGATACCAGACAACCATGCCTTATATCGATATAACAACTATGCGCGGGATGATGCCAGGCGTTATTGCATCTATGCTGCCAGATCATTCTGCTGTACTGGCAGAAAACTGTCATTTTCGCTATGGAGTGATCACGCCTGAACACCAGATGTCAGAGGCTGAGAAAACATTCGCGATTAAGCCGAAAACCATTTTTCATTACCGTGACGATTTCTGGTTTGCATGGACGGATGTGGTGGATGTGATCCGCAGTCCGGTCGCTCAGGACTCCCACGGGCGTATTTACTACACTGACGGGCGTTTTCCTAAAGTGACGGATGCGACCATTGCCACAAAAGGGGACGGGAATCACCCGACATCATCGTATCGTCTGGGGATCCCCGCGCCGACGACAGCACCTGTCTGTACTGTTCAGCAGGGCGGTGATGTTTCTGACGATAACCCGAATGATGACGAAACCCGGTTTTATACGGAAACCTTTGTCTCAGATTATGGTGAAGAAGGTCCGCCAGGTCCGGCGTCTCTGGAGGTAACACTCCGTACTCCGGGGACTGCGGTACAGCTGACGCTGTCTCCGGTGCCATTGCAGAATGCCAGTATTAAACGCCGCCGGATTTATCGCTCTGCATCAGGTGGAGGAGAAGCGGATTTTTTACTTGTGGCTGAACTGGATGCATCCGTGCTCAGTTACACGGACAAAATACCGGGGAAAAACCTTGGACCTTCTCTGGCGACATGGGATTACCTGCCGCCGCCAGAGAATATGACAGGCCTTTGCCTGATGGCTAATGGTATTGCCGCCGGGTTTGCCGGTAATGAAGTGATGTTTTCGGAAGCGTATCTGCCGTATGCATGGCCGGAAGTGAATCGTCACACGACGGCAGAAGATATTGTGGCTATCTGTCCGCTGGGAACGTCACTGGTGGTGGCGACAAAGGGGGAGCCCTATCTGTTCAGTGGGGTATCGCCTTCCACAATTTCTGGCTCCAGAATTCCTTCCATGCAGGCATGCCTGAGCCGAAGAAGTATGGTGGCGATGGAGGGATTCGTACTCTATGCTGGGACAAACGGTCTGGTATCTGTTGATGTAAACGGTAATACAGCACTGGCAACGGAAAAGATTATTTCACCTGAACAGTGGCAGAGTCAGTTTAACCCGGCGTCCATTGTGGCTTATTCCTGGCGTGGTGAGTACATTGCCTGTTACACGAAACCGGATGGTAAGCAGGATGTGTTTGTATTCAGTCCGGTGAACATGGATATCCGTTATCTCAGTACACCGTTTGACTGCGCATGGGTTGATCTCGCGAAAGATATGATGCGCGTGGTGACAGGAGACAAAATGTCAGTGCTTGCCGGGAGCTCTCTGCCCTCCACGATAAGGTGGCATTCAAAAATTTTTTCATTACCTGAAAGAACCTCTTTTTCCTGTATCAGGGTGAAATCTCCGGCGCCTGAGCGGGTGGGGATCACCATTATGGCTGATGATGTTCCTGTGATTCATTTTGCGCCGGGTACGTTTAAGGGAAGTGTGGTGAGACTTCCGGCAGCAACCGGGCAAAACTGGCAGGTGATGGTATCCGGATTCGGGCAGGTGGAACGAATAACCCTGAGTACATCGATGTCGGAGATGCCGGTATGACCAGAAAACCGTGGCGTGCGGGGAAGGATTTATCCACAGTTGTGGAGAACATGGAAATTGGCACCGGGCAGCGTGGTGACGGACGCCACGCATTTGTGACCCGTGAGGAACTGGTTGGTCTTAAACTCGCCCGGCGTCGAACATCGGGTGGTGCCTCATATGCACTGAATCCGGGTATTGAGATTGACAGTACTTTAATGACTGTTGATTTTCCCACAAAACCGCTGAATTTTAAGGCGACAGGAGGATTTGGCTCGGTTCTTCTTGAATGGGATATGCCTAATTATCGCGGACATTCACTGACTGAAATCTGGCGGGGTACGGAGGATGACCTTGCTGATGCAGTGCTGGTTGCCACGACGCCGGGGCAGGTTTACGGCGATCCGGTTGACCCTGGCTGGTCGGGATTTTACTGGATACGTTTTGTTAACGCGGCAGGAGTGAAAGGTCCATGGAATGCTGAAAAAGGCACTCAGGCACAAACACAGATCGGCGTGAAGGCCATCATTGACCAGATCCGCGATGAGGCTGCAAAGTCGCCGGTTGTGTCCGAGCTGCGTAAAGAAATAAAAAACGCGCAGGGGCAGGCTGTAAAGGATGCTGCAATTAAGACAACCGAAGTTGTGGGGACTCTCAGGGAAGAAACGACAAGAACGATTGGTGGTATTGAAACCCGCATTAGTACACTGGATTCATCAACCAGTGAATCGCTTAATGAGGTCGACAAGCGCATCACTAAACTGGATAAAGAAGGCGGTGAGGCGTTTCTGGCAATGTGGTCAAAAAAAGCGGGAGTTGATGGTATCACTGCGGGGATCGGGATTGTCGCCGGAAAAGACAGTGAAGGTAGGCCTGTAAGTCAGGTTGCAATTTCTGCGTCGCAGTTGTTTGTCTTTGACCCGAACAACCCGGATAACACCGCCTATCCGTTTGCGGTATCAGGTGGCAAGGTTGTGATCCCGAAAGCGATGATTTATGACGCGGTGATTGAAACACTGGTGTCGCGGAAGGTTGTGGCGGATGAGGTAAAAGCCGGGGTAAGTATCACTTCGCCAGTTATCCGGAGTGCCGTTATTCAGAACGGAAACTTTCAGGTTGATTCTCAGGGTAACCTGAATATTGGAGGCCTTTTCAGTGTTACGTCACAAGGGCAACTGACAATTCGTTACTCTAATCAGAATGTAGGACTGGTGATCCGCAATGATAAAATTGAGGTTTATGATCAGAATGGACGACTGGCTGTTCGCATAGGCAGATTACGCTGATCAGGAGGTGAGTATTGGAATACGGTTTTGCCATTTATAACAGAAATAACGTTAATGTTACGGGCGTGCTGACTCCGGTATTTTTCCTGGACAGATTTACAGCGGAGTCTGGCTCAAAGACGTACACGAATAAACCCGACGGGAAATCATTGCAGGCTGTATGTTGTTTATTTCCCTGGAATAACGTATTTGCGGATCGGAAAGTACCGAAGATAACCATTAATGGCAATACGGTGACGTGGTCGAATCTTGAGCAGGGTATGGGATCTTATATTTATACATTCTGGGGATAAGTGTCATGTATGGTTTGAGCATTATGAAGCCGGATGGCAGCGTATGGATAAGTCCAGGTTTTACGCCGCAGTGTCTGATCAACAAAGGCACCATACCGGCGACTGAAAAGTCTTTTTTTAAAACATCAATCCCGTCAGGCAAAAGTTGTTTTTTCTTTATCAGAACAGAGAAGAAGGCCGATGTCATGTACACGCATGAACAGATTGATGGATATCATGCACTAAGGCTTCATGTAATTGTCAGGGGAACGAACCCTGGTGTTACGACGGTTTATGCTTTCGCGAATATGGTTACTCCACCTTCTGAGTATGGTATCGCCATGTATAACCCGGACGGTGAGATGATTTATCATGGCGAAATGATGCTGCTTGACGCGAAGTTAATACCTGTTGATATCAAATTTGAAAAGGACCTTGGATATCCATGCGCAATCATGCCTGCACTGGTCGGGTATTATAACTGGAAAAGAACTCCTTATGATCGACCGATTTATACCACATCCACTGGTGCTACAGGAAATAAAATATATTCCTGTGAGCATTATTCCGGCGGTGCAACATGGGATATTCGAAAGCCGTATATAGATAAGGTCCTGGTTATTAATACATCAGTATATGATTAGTTGAAGCGAGTCTTTAATATTCATTTAAAATGTCTAAAAAGATGTATTATTAAAAAGTTTAGCGTGTTATCTGAATACAGGATATCTTAAATGAAGAGTATAGCAACACTGGTTGTGTGTGCAATCTCCGGGATTGCCTGTGTAAATTTATCTGCACATGCAGCAGAAGGAAACCATACAATTTCTCTGGGGTATGCGCACTTTCAGTTTCCGGGACTGAAGGATTTTGTAAAGGATGCGACTGCTCATAACAGGGAGACTTTCAGTCATTTCGTCAACAGAAACTACTTTTCTTCATTGGGCGAATATACAGATGGTCGGGTCAGTGGATATGAAGGCAAGGATAAAAATCCACAGGGCATTAATATCAGGTATCGCTACGAGATAACGGATGATTTTGGCGTTATCACCTCTTTTACATGGACGCGTTCTCTCACTAACTCACAGACATTTATTGATGTGCAGTCAGCCGATCATACCAGGAAGATTAAGAATCCGGCAGCTTCTGCCAGAACGGATATCAGGGCGAATTACTGGAGTCTGTTAGCGGGGCCTTCATGGCGGGTTAATCAGTACATGAGCTTATATGCGATGGCAGGGATGGGCGTTGCTAAAGTTAGCGCTGACCTGAAAATTAAGGACAATATTAACAGTAGTGGCGGATTTTCTGAAAGCAACAGCACGAAAAAAAACTCCCTTGCGTGGGCTGCAGGTGCACAGTTTAACCTGAATGAGAGTGTTACACTGGATGTGGCTTACGAAGGTTCCGGCTCTGGCGACTGGCGCACGAGTGGAATTACTGCTGGCATTGGCCTGAAATTCTAACCTGTATCCGGTAACCGTTTACTACCCGCTGTGATGGCGGGTTTTTTATTGCCCGTACAGGGCAAAAACCGTAAATTATGCGTGGGTGCCTTTCGGCTGATGGCTGGAGGGTGAACCTGAAGGCCTGATGTGGAAAGGCCCCGAGTCAACTTAACGTTAACCCGAGGCCCTAACACTTTGTACCTTGACAAGTAGAAGGTTAGCGCCTCTCCACTCAGGAGGCAAGCGCTATGTCGCAAAAATCGCTTATCACCGTCACAATTTGTATGACGGTTATCTTCACTATCTGGATGTTGCACGGTTCGCTGTGTGAGTTCCGGCTGAATTTGTGGGGAGCGGAGTTTGCGGCGTTCTTACAGTGTAAGCAGTAGGAAAACCGCGACGGGGACGAAAGTCCCCGTCAACTGGTTGCTGAGGTTCAGCCGATATGGCACCCGTTTCAGGTGAGAGAATGAACGATAAAATTCTCCGGTATATGCAGCGTGTGGTGAGAAATTCCCGCAACCCTGAATTTATGAATGAAGTTAAAGACGCCTGCCTTAAAAAGCAGGCGTTTTGTTTTGAGGCACCTGATGGCTTTCTGGTGCTGCGTTCTGTGCTCAGTGCTGATGGTATCCCTTATGTTCTGGTGTTGCTGGGCGTGTGTACGGGGAGTAACAGCGTTGAGCGTTATCTGCCGGAGGTGAAGACATTAACCCGTCTGGCTGGCGGACGTTGGGCTGAATTTCATACGGCAAGGCGGGGATTTATCCGGCTGGGAAAACGTCTGGGCTTTGAGCGAATGCCGGATGATGAGGATGGCTTCATGGTGTTCAGGATAGCGGTCTGACTGCCACAGTTTTCATCATCGTGTTTAAACCAACATTGCAATTCACATTCTGACCCTGCTCCGGCAGGGTTTTTTTATTATCCAGGGGGCCATTATGGGTGGAAGTAAAGGTGGTGGTGATACCAAAGTAAAACCAACAGCAGCGCAAATAGCACAGGAAGAAGTGGCCTGGAAAGGGTGGCAGGATTACAAAAATATCCTCCGCCCGGCTGAAGATAACTTCATGGAAAAGGTCGATGACCTGAACAGTGAGCAGCAGTACGACAATATCGCTGGCACCACAAATCTGGGGTATCAGAAACAGTTTGGCGAAGCACGGAAGGAGCTGGCGGGTAATCTTGCTCAGTCCGGTGTTGACCCGTCCAGTGGTCGCTTTAACGCGGTAATGAATGCGAACCAGAGTGATCAGGTAACCGGGCAGATTGACACAACCACACGGGGGCAGGTATCGCAGGCAGATAAGTATGTTGCCGGGCTACAGGATGTTGCAGCTCTCGGTTCAGGTCAGAAGGCGGATGCGTTACAGAGTTTTAACTCGCTGGCAGACAGCAGTCTGGCAAAAGCTAAATCGGACGCACAGGCTGCGTTTACGAAACAGCAGGGGCGAGCCTCTCTTGTTGGCGCTGGTTTGGGTGCGGTAGGTGCATATGCGATGCATAAGGCTGGTGGTAGCGGAGGAAGTGGCGGTGCTAAAACACCGGGCACCGGCGCTAATGCCATTCAGCATCAGGCTCAGAACTGGAGACTGTGATTATGGAGTACGGTAAATACGAAACACTTGCGAGATACGGTTATACCGGAGCTGCCCGTCCACAGGGTGACTGGCAGACGTCAGCAGCGCTGACACGCCAACAATACGACGACTGGCGAACCAGATATTTGCCCCGCGTGGCAAGGCTGGCTGACCTTGGCGAGAACAACAGCCTGATGAATGCACAGCTTGCCCGGGTGGGCGGCCTTGCCACTTCCAGTCTCCGTACAGCGCAGATGGCGCAGGATAACCAGATGGCGAGATACGGGGTAAGCCGCCCGGATAATCCCGACAGTAATACGCTGGGGTTACGTAATGCCCTGGCAATTGCTGGCGCGAAAAATGGTATCCGTGAAGCCGAACAGGATCGCCAGATGAACATACTGACGGGGGCTTCTGCACCGGCAAGACAGAAACTGAGTGTTGGCGGACAACTGGTGGCAGCGTAAGGAGGAAATATGGGGTACGGCTTACTGGATATTGCGAATCAGTCACGGCGTGAGGCATTACAGGGAATAAGTGACGCAGACCGACGACGTGAAGAAATTGAGGCTGCGAACAAACAGATGGCGGCGCAACAGAAAGCGCAGAACAAGCAGAATATCGGTACGGGCATTGGTACGGGGGCGGCTATTGGCGCATCCGTTGGTGGTCCTGTTGGTGCTGTTGCTGGAGCAGTAATTGGCGGCATTGCTGGTTCTTTGTTTTAAGGAGTGGTGAATGAGCGGATTTGCACAGGGGGTACTTGCCGGATTCAGCACGGTTGACCAGGCAATGACCCGTCGTAAGGAGCTTGGTCTGCGTGAAGCACAGCTTGCCCGGCAACAGAAAAATAACGAGCGCGATTTTGAGTTTGCGCAGTCTCAGTTTGAACATAATAAAAACGTTGATCAGCGGAACTTTGATTACAGAGCCAAAGTTGACGACCGTAATTATGCACTGAAGGAAAGGGAGTTTAACGCTAACCAGAATTACCGGAATGCGTCGCTGGGTATGGAGCAGCAGCGACTCCGGATGCAGAAATACAACCAGCGACGGCTTGAGTATAACGATATGCTGGCGCGCGATCAGCCTGTGATGGCGGCGCTTGGAAAGGCTGTGGATGCTGGCGATCGGGATGCAGCAATGCGTCTTTACGGCCAGTTGTCAGAGGGTAATCCGCTGAGGCTGATGGCGAATGATGGCTATGTAGCGAAAGCGGGTCAGGCCGTGAACAACCTGCAAAAAATCTTTGATGACAAGCCAGACAGGGCTATCGCTTCACTTAATACGCCGGAGAATCTTGATGTCCTTTCCGGGGTGTTTGGCCCGGAACTGCAACAGCGTATTGGCATGCCCGATTCAACCGGGAAAAAGACGATAAAAGAGGCCAGGATTGGCAGTATAGTACCGGCACAGCAGGAAGGGTACATACTTATCGGCCTTGATCTCACATACAGTGATGGCTCTACAGCACATAAACCTGTAACAGAATACGGCAGTGCGCACCCTGATGATCAAACCGTGCTGGCGATACCCGTTGATAAGGCTATCGCTCAGGTCAGGGATCGCAGCAAATTTGCAGAGATATCGAAAAATTATGGTTATTTTATGCCGAAGCAGCAGGGACTTTCTCTGAAAGAGCTTCAGAAGGGGGCCAGCAACGTCGCGGCGGACGCGATCAAGAATGGCGGTAATGCACAGGCTGCGGTGGATGAATATTATGCTGCGACTGGTTCACAACCGCATCAACAGAAAATTCAGCAACAAAAACTTCAGCAACAGGTTATCAACTGGGCGGGAGATGATCCTGATAAGCTGTCATTTGCCAGAAATGTAGCGGCCCGTCAGCCTGAAATGCTGGAGCCTCAGAATCAGAAATTGCTGGAGAACGGGTATGCGAATTTTCTCCGTATTCAAAAGGCCAGGGGGGAACAGGCCAGAGATGAAAGTGCTTCATCTGCATCTCAGTTTATCCGTGGACTGAAACAGAATTACGCCCAGTAATTCACGATATTCCATTAATACCATTTCCTGATGCCCGGCCATTGTGCCGGGTTTTTTTATGGAGTCTGTATGGCCTATTCAGAGGAACAGCGTCCTGAGGCGCAACTCGGTAACCAGAATCGTAACAGCCTGAACATTCAGCAACCCGGCGAAACTGACAGCTATGAAGCATTTTTCTCTGATCCGAATCGCTGGAAGGATAACAGTACGTCGTTCAGCCTGGGCGATGTATTGCCAACAATGGGTAAAGGTTTCGCCCAGTCCGTCCGGGGAACAGGGGAAATGGCCCGTGGACTCGGTGATGCGATGATTCAGAGCCCGGTAAAAACAGGGGCGCGTATTTTAAATGAGTTCAGCCGTATGGGGCTGCCGGGTGTCGCAACTGTGCAGGATATTTTTGCCGGTGGCAGCAGGGGGGCTGATGAGGTCATCGATACCCTGCCTGATGGCAAAAACGCGGTTACTGATACTGTCGGTAAAGGTCTGAAGGCAACCGGTAAGGCTGTCAGTGATGGTGCTGAAGCCACTGATGAATGGCTGACCGGTAAGATGTCGCCGGGTGCAGTTCGTGCGCTGAATACGCCGATGACCGAAGGCTATGATGATTCTGCGGTCTGGGTGGCGAAGGGTGTAAACCTGATTGGTGCGCTTGTACCTGATATGGTTGCTGGCGGTGTGGCTAAAAAGGTGGGTGATGTCACACTGCGAAAAATGCTGACCGCCGGGCTGGAGAAAAAATACATCGCGGCAGGGATGCAGCCGGAAAGAGCCACGGCACTGGCAGCAGAAGCTGTCGATAAAAAAATGCCGGATTTATTCCAGGCGGGCCTGATCACCCATTCCACAGCCAGTGCACAGGGGCAGAGTGCAATGGCGGCAGCAGATGCTGTTCTTAATGCGGATTACTCTGAGCTGGCGCAGTCACCGAAATTTCAGCAGACGTTTTTGTCCATTGACGCCGACCCGCAGCACGCACAGCTTACTGATCGCCAGAAAATGGATCTGGCAAAAGAGCGTGTTGCCGATGAGGTGCGCGCGCAGCTGGCAACCGATCCTGAATTGCTGGCTGTGAATGCCATGGCGGCAAAACTGGGTGACGCACAACTGTTTAATCTGGTGACACGAGGCACAGCGAAGACCGTTAAAAGCGGCATTGTCAGAAATGCCACGGAACAGGGGGCGATTAATGCGGCGCAGGGCGGCTATTCACGCTATCAGGAAAACACGGCATTGCGTGAGACCGCCGGAATGGATGTGTCACCGTGGGAGGGCGTGGCTGACGCAACGATCGAAGGTGCAGCCTTTGGTGCTGCGATGGGGGCTCCATCCGGTGCGGTTGCCGGATATCGTGGCAGACGTCAGGCCGCAGAAGAAGCAGCCATGCGTGATGCTGAAACCGTGCAGCAGGACGACGCAGCCCCGCAACCAGAATCTGTTGATCCGGTGGCGCAGCATCGTGAATCCATGCAGGGGATGAATCGCGAGCAGCTTCTGGAGCAGTATGCTGATGCGGATATGGCAACAGAGGGGGACGCATCCGCAGCTCATCGCCGGGAAGCTGCCAGCCAGTTGTTGAATGAACTGGACGAACAGGCGAAGCGACAGGCTGTGATGAATGAGCTGAAGGCGAAGCCGCGTTCTGAACTGCTTGAGGAATACCGCAGACTCAGCCAGAAAGAGGAGCGCACCGAGACTGAAGAACAACAGTTTCAGGCAATACGAGAAGTCATTCGCCCACAACAGGAAGTGACGCCGGAAGCACAGTCACAGCCTGAAAATGCGGAGGATGGTAACGGGAGCATTTACCCGACGGTGCGGTTCCGGGACCCGAATGAAGTCCGCATTGAAATTAACGGGAATGGTGCGTCCAGACCAGCGGAACGCATTGAAAAGGTGCGCCCGGACAACCGTTATTTCACGGATGAGAAAAGCGCCATGGGGAGTGATGTTTTCCGTAATGCCGCCGCCACCGGCCTGAAACCGTCCGTAGTGAAGAAAGGCGAGACTCAATATGCTGTTGAAATGGATAATCCTGCGTTCTCTGAAGATGTGGCAACGGAAACCATTAACACCCTGGCTGACGGAGAGCGTATTGCTGATGCTGACCCGATGGAGCAGCCCGCGTTCATGCGTGACCCACGATTCCGTGGTTTCACGGGGGATGATACGGAGGTACAGGCCCGCCTTGCCCGTGGCAACGTGCCGACGGCAGAGGAGCTTGTACGTTCACAGATGGCTGAAGGTGATGCCGGTCCGACAGCACAGGAGTTAACTGAGCGTCCACGCCTGCCCGCTCCCGGCGATATTCATCCCGGACAGGGATATCCGTTACCGGGAGAGGTGGCGCGTACGCCGGATGAGAATCAGGCAGGACGTGGTGGTCGTTTTACCACAACCGGTGAGGTTAAGGGCCAGAGTTTCCAGAAAGGACAAGCTCTGGCACCGGAAAACGCCGCTGGTCGCCAGGGGGAAACACTCGAGGGTGAAATGGTTCGTCGTGGTCTGCCGTCACCGGATGCGCAGAACGCGACAGCACCGGTACGTGAAGGGCTACCGGCTCCGGACATTACACACAATGTCCGTATGCCTCAGCCTGATCAGCTTCCCCGAACTGTTCGTAACTCATTGCCTGAGCTCGCACAGCAGGCAGAAGTACGTCGACAGGCCGGAGGAAATCGTGACATCCCGCAGCCTGAGACAATCGCACCTGAATCTGAAACAACAGTCGCTACTGACAGGGAAGCTACCGTGCGCGGAGGTGAAGTCAGGGGCAAAAAAATTGAAGACTTTGGTGAAGAAATTAAGGGCGCGGCAAAACACCGTTATGCACAGCTTGCTGAAACACTGGGTAAAACGCTGGAAGACAGGGATTATGTCACGCAACCGCTGAGCAAACTGTTCCCGAAACCGGACTACGCAAAACTGGCGAGCGAAGGGGCTGATGCTGACACCCTGGCAATGATAGCGCTGTATCGTAGCGATATTCCGGTGAAGACGAAACACAATACGGCAGGCTGGGGGGAGAGCGTAAAAAAAGTACGACACAGTGTATCGGAAATGCTGAACGGAACGGTCAGCGCGAAACGCCTCGCAGAATGGATGGAAGGCAGAATGCCCTCCCGTTACGCGGACACCTGGCAACTGTTACGCACTCTGCCACCCTCACAGATGGACAAGGCTTCTGCTTATCGGGTGGTATCGGGTGTGTATCAGGCGGCAGGAGGGAAGCGTTACGATCCGCCACAGAAACTTTATTCACTGCGCAATAAGGACAATAAGGGGAGTAACCTCTTTTTCTCGGAAAGCAGGGATGAATTACTGGCAAAGGCGAAAGTCTGGTTTGCAGAGCAGGAGGAAAAATCACAGGCGAAAGGTGATGAAAAAACAGCACCGTCTCCGGATGACAAAATCCGCTTTGACGTTTACCGGAATACCCGCAGTGGCGATATTTTTATCGCTTACGGTAAAAACAAAATGCGGGTGAGAGGTGGCTTTAAGTCAGCCAGTGATGCGCGTAAGTACATTGATTTACATCGTGATGAGCTTGTTCGTCATGTGAAGGAGATGCGGGAGATTTCGCGTGAGGAGCAGCGCAACGCCACCAACCGCGACCGTACCGGACCAGAACGCCGCAAGGGGGATGTTTCACCGGAGCAGTTCAGTGATGCGTTTGGTTTTCGTGGTGTGCAGTTTGGTAATTATGTGGAAAGTCCGCGTCGTCAGGCTGATTTGAACCGGGCTTATGACTCGCTGCATGACCTGGCTGACGTGCTGAATGTACCGACAAAAGCGCTTTCTCTGAACGGTCGTCTTGGGCTTGCTTTTGGTGCCCGTGGTAAGGGTAAGGCGGCGGCACACTATGAGTCAGGTGAGGTGGCAATCAACCTGACAAAAGGTAACGGACCGGGTGCGCTGGCGCACGAATGGTTCCATTCTCTGGATAATTATTTTGGTCGTTATGACGTTTCCAGTGACGGGAAAATTACGTCAGGTGGCGACTTTATGACGGAAGCACAGCGTGTCAGGCGCATATTTAAAGACGGCAGGTATGTTGATGCTGAATATCCGGTACGTCAGGAGGTTTACGACGCTTTTAAAGGTGTGATTCAGGCCATTAAAAACAGTGACATGCCGCGTCGTTCAGCGCTTCTTGATGAGGTGCGCTCAAAACCGTACTGGTCAACGGATGTTGAAATGGCGGCACGTGCCTTTGAGCGTTATGTTCAGGATAAGGCGCGTATGGCTGGCGTGGAGAATGATTATCTGGTCAATATCCGTAAGGCACCTGAGCACAACACAGATAACACCTACGCTTATCCGACGAATGCGGAACTGGATGGCGGTATTCGTGAGGCATTCGATCACCTGTTCCGCACCCTGAAAACCCGTGAGACGGACAAGGGCGTTGCGTTTTATTCCCGTAAGGGCATGACCCGCACACCTGAAGGTAATCTCATTTCGGATGTTAACCGTAGTGCGGAAGCCAAAGGCAGCCCGGTCCCGCAGGTTGAAGCGGTTGCCCGTGGCGTGATGAGCGGCATTAAGGACAGTGACCTGACGGTCCGTGTGGTGAAGTCACAGAAAGAGGCTGAAGCGCTGGCGGGTGAATCGTTCGACGGTTACGGCAGGGTGCACGCATTCTATCGTCCGGATAAACGAGAAATTGTCCTGGTGGCGGATAACATCCCTGACGGGCAGACCGTACGCGAGAAGTTGCGTCACGAGATTATCCACCATGCCATGGAGCATGTTGTCACGCCAGCGGAATATCAGACGATTATCAAAACCGTGCTGAAAACCCGCGACAGTGATAACGCCACCATCCGTGAAGCCTGGCGTAAGGTTGATGCGTCCTATGGTAAGGAATCACCGGAAGTACAGGCGGGTGAATTTCTGGCACATATGGCGGAGAAACAGCCGAATAAATTCGTGGCGGCATGGGAGCGTGTTGTTGCCCTGGTCAAAGGGGTACTGCGTCGTACGGGGTTACTGAAGCCGACGGAACTGAACGATATCAGACTTGTTCGCGAGACCATCCGTACGTTAGGCCAGCGTGTGCGGGAAGGTTACACGCCGCGTGAGGATGGCGTGGGCGCATCGTCTCAGTACTCCCGTAGTGGTAAGCCTGATCCGTTCAAAGTGCCGGAAGGTGAGGGTGAACGTTATCGCGATGACCTTGCCAGAATGATGAAATCTCTGCGTACCACAGATTTAACGGTAAACATCGGGCGTACGCCGCCGGTATTGCGTCACCTTGGTGCACCGGATTTGCCGCTGGTTATTTCCCGCGATACTGTGCGGAAGGCCACCAATGGTGTGAAACATGTGGTGCCGATGGATGTTATCGAGAGACTACCGGAACTGATGCACGATCCGGATGCAATTTACCGCTCAGCGACAGAAAGAAATGCGGTTGTGATGCTGCTTGATGCCGTGGATAAAAATGGTGATCCGGTAGTGTCTGCGGTGCATATGAAGGCAACCCAAAAACTTCTGGAAGTTAACCGTATTGCTTCTGTTTACGGAACGGAAAACGGGAAAAAACTGAAGAGTATGGAAACGGCTGGCTTAACATTATACAGGAGAGAAAAACTAAACCCTGATGGTTCTCTGTACAGAGGGCTCCAATTGCCCAAAGATGAGCACTCCCGTCAGGGTTCTGCGGATAAAATACTCTATCCTGAAGATATTCGCAAGGGGCCGTATTACTCCCGTACCAGCAGTCTGACACCGGAAGAGACAATTGCATCGCGTTTTGTGCGCCAGATGCAGGATAAATTCCAGGTGCTGAAAGCTGTTCAGGAGAATATCCGTAAAACTGGTGGAAAAATAGACGACAGTAACAACGCTTATATGGCGGAAGAACTCTTCCACGGGAAGGCGGAAAACGACCTGAACGTGATGAAGGAGCGCTACGTTCAGCCACTGGCTAAATTACTGGCGGACTACAAAATTGCGCAGGCCGATCTGGATGAGTACCTCTACGCCCGTCACGCGCCGGAACGTAACGCGCATATCGCGAAAATCAACCCGAAAATGCCGGACGGCGGTTCGGGGATGACCAACGCGGAGGCGGCGGAAATCATGCAGCGTGTACGTAACAGCGGCAAACAGGCACAGTATGACCGTCTGGCAGGGATTGTTGACGATATGCTGGCCCGTCGCCGTGAGCTTATCCGTGAGGCAGGACTGGAAGAGAGCGGCGTGGTGGATGCCTGGCAGAAAGCCTACCGTTACTACGTTCCCCTGAAAGGGCAGGATGTTGACGGTGTGGTGTCACTGCCACGTACAGGCAAGGGATTCACCATCGGCGGGCGTGAAAGTAAGCAGGCCATGGGGCGCGCATCCCGCGCACAGTCTCCTTCCACTCAGGCGATACAGGATTTGAGCGAATCACTGATCCGCAATCGCAAAAATGAAGTGGGTAACGCCTTCCTGAAACTGGTACAGGATAATCCCGACAAGGATTACTGGCAGGTATTCACCGATGACAGACCGGATACCATGCGGACGATTGCAGAGCGCAAGGACAAGGAAACTGGTGAAACCATTCGCGAAGTTGTCGAACGCCCTGTACCGATGGCAATGATGGCAGACCGGTACTTCACCACCAAAAAGAACGGCAAAACGTACTACATCAAACTCCATGATCCGCGCCTGATGCGTGCGATGAAGAATATGGGACCGGAAACCAGTAACGCCGTAATCCGCACGCTGGGGAAAGTTAACCGCTTCCTGGCAACGGTGAACACGTCGTATAACCCGGAATTCCTGGTCAGTAACTTCATCCGTGACGTACAGACGGCGGTGATGAACCTGAAGGCGGAGCAGGGAAGGAGCGACGGCAAACTGAAAGGGCTGGATAACTTATCCGCACTGGCTGTGGTGAAAGACAGTCGGTCTGCCATGTCTGCCGTATACGCCAGTCTGCGTGGTAAAACCCTCACGGGCAACGGTGCGCAGTGGCAGAAGGTGTGGAAAGAGTTTGTTGAGGACGGAGGTAAAACCGGCTGGTTTAACATGGGTGACCTTGAAGGCCAGCAGAAGGAAATGGATCGCCTTGTATCGCTGGCGAAGGGAGGATGGAAAGGCCAGAGTATCGGTGCATGGAATTCGTTCCTTAACCTTGTCGAGGATGCAAACGGGGCGGTTGAAAACGCTCTGCGTCTTTCTGCCTATAAACACGCCCGTGATGCCGGTTTGTCACGCCAGCAGGCGGCGTCTCTTGCCAAAAACATGACGGTGAACTTTAACCGTCGTGGTGAGCAGGGGGCGCTGATGAACTCGCTGTACATGTTCGCCAACGCCAGTATTCAGGGAACGGCAAATCTGGTGAGAACGCTCGGACATCTTAATGGTGAGGGACCTTTACTGGAGCGCCTTCGCTGGAAGAATCTGAATGTTCCGCAGAAAATCGCGCTTGCCGCTGTGGGAGCGGGTTATCTGCTTGGCTCGCTTAACCGCAGCGTGGCGGGTGAGGATGATGACGGGGTTAACTGGTATGACAAAGTACCGTCTCATGTGAAAGAGCGTAACCTCGTCATTATGAAATCGGTGTTCGGGGGCAAGGCCGGAGAGTACTGGAGTATTCCTCTGCCTTACGGGTACAACGTTTTCTTCCTGCTTGGTCACACAGCCGAAGGGGTGGCAGCGGGCGACCTGACCGCTTCACGTGCTGCCGGTAATGTTGTTGGTGGTGTGCTTGGGGCATTCAGTCCTGTGGGCAGTGAAACGTCGGAAACACTGTCCGGGGCATTGCTGAAAAATGCAGCGCCGACCATTCTGCGTCCGTTTGCGAACCTTGCCATGAATGAAAACTTCATGGGGGCGCAGATTTACCAGGAGAACATGCCGTTTGGTACACCAAAACCTGACAGCCAGCTGGGAAGACGTTCAACGCCAGAAGCGTACAAGGCGTTTGCATCCTGGCTGAATGCGTTCTCAGGTGGCAGCCAGTACCGTCCCGGCGCGGTGGATATCACACCGGAATCGCTGAAATTCTGGATTGACTATATCTCCGGAGGGACAGGGCGCTTCATTTCCAAAACCACGGATGCGGCGGTGAAATCGCTGAATGGTATTGATATACCGGAACAGCAGGTGCCCTTCCTGGGGAAAATTTCGGGGGAGGTGATGCCGTATGCAGACCAGCAGAAGATGTACGACCGGATGACAGAGATTGCGCAGTATCACGCAGAGCTGAAGAGTCTGACCGGTGCAGAAAGAACGGCGTTCATTGACGAGAACAACGGAAAATTGTCGATGAACGGGCTTATGCAGGATACCCGGAAGAGACTGAAGGATTTGCGTAAACAGCGTGATGCCATTTATGCCGACAGTTCTCTCAGTCTGGCGCAGCAGGCGGCGATAGTGAAATCGGTAGAGCGGGATATGAAGGTTGCCGTGGATCGCTTTAACCGCGAGTACAACAAAAAAGTGGGAGTGGATTAACAGAAATGGCCCCGTACGGAAGTGCGGGGCTGATTAAGGAATAAACACACATTAACCTGTAATAACCGGAGCTATTAACATATAGTCAGAAAGAGTATTTCATGTGAGACAGAGAGCCGATTTATGTTTAATGAAGAAAAAGTTGCGCAAATGGCAGCGTATTTGCTGAAAAAGCATGGCGGATCTATGCGTTTCATTAAGCTGATGAAGCTGATGTATCTCTCTGACCGCAAAGCAATGGAGTCTTTAACCGGGAAGGGGAGAGGTTTGAATGCTCCCCCACAATTCCCCGGCATCAAATCTCCATGCAGGTGAACTATTTTACCCCCAGCGGCAAATCGCAAAAACAATCAGTGCGATCGAAATGGCAGCCACTACAATTGCAAATGCTTCAGGCTAGGTCATTGGCTTACCTCCTTCGGCGGTTCTGGTAGCGGCATCCAGTGGGTTACTTCTTTGAGATGCAGGTCTTCGCCATCACCGTCATCCCAAGTGGGATTGCCATCATTAAACCAGTCGCCATATACGCCGACCTGAGTGTTGGGGATGCTTGGTGGGTAGTTGTTTTTAAAGTCAGCTGCTAACACATAGTATTGTCGCTCTCCCATTTCTGGCATTCGATCACTACAGCTTATCCAACCATCCGGAGTTACCGGAACTGGCGGAACGGCTGTTTGCTCTCGAACGTCATTAGTCGCTATCGGTTCTGCTGCCAACTGACTGGCATATTTGTTAATGGTAACGATAAGCTCTTGCTCAGCCTCATCCAGACAATCACCGATACCTCGCCTGTCACCGTCAAAATCATCGAAATCGGCACGAATCTTGGCAACCTTCTGGATTGCGGACAACACCTCACTAGGAATTACCGGATAGTTGGTTGACGTTTCCGCGATTTCCCGAAAATTATTGGTTGACGAATTCTTGTTTTCCCGAAAGTTTCCGGACTGAAGCATGGCGGCGCGGCAGGCATTCCAGCCTCTTACCTCTGCAATAGCGGCAACCGCATCAACCGCGTACATGCTAAGAGGATTAGGCATTGGTTTTTCTTCCGGTACTACTGGTGCTGGAGGGGCGGCGTAAATGCCCTCTATCACTAAATGTTTGCGCTCAAAATCATTTGGCTCTCGATGATATACGTAACTCCAATCACCAAGGTTATCATTGCGCCTGCAACGGAAACCTATCGGCTCGGCTTCCAGCGCTGCCAGAGCAATTCGTGCCAGTTCTTCCGCTTCTTCTGCTGGCAGTACAACGTTGCTACCAGGTCCGTATGTTTCGCGCCACTGCTTGATTGTCAGTAGTCGCTCTTTGGTAATAGTGATCATGCCGCGTTTCCTTCTTTCTTATTAACAATTACACCGTCATATATTTCATTAAGGTGCCCTCTCAACTCCATGCGCCTTAATGCAGATAACATGTAATCGCATTCAACCTGCTTATTCCCAATAAAAGGTTTATCTTCAGGGTTACCCCAACAGCAATTCCCCTTGGGCCATCCATGTACTTTCCGTACTCTTCCGTTAACAACGTGAAGTAATCCCCAGCCAGGTGGTAAATCCTCAATTGAAATAATTCCCGGCTCACTAATAAAGAATCGCCAGTCGCCCATTCCAAGAGACGGATTTTTACGAAAACGCTTTTTTCTATCTGCCAACAAGTCAGCACGAGAACATTTCGCCTCTATCAGGCATGATGCTGAATTTCTGAATCCCATAGCATCTGGCTGTTCTCCGGTACTGGTTACAGCTATAAAGCGGTCATGAAAACAAACCTTGAACCCGTTGCGCTTAAGGAACTTGTACGCAATCTGACAGAGTTCGCGGTGTGTTAACGCCATATCACTCTCCTTTGATGCGAATGCCAGCAAGCCAGTTTCTTATGCCGATATATTCAGCGTTCCGGAAACCGCTTTTTACATATATAAATGGCAAGCGAAGATTGTGACCATTGACTGCCAGGTAGTCTTTACAACCCTGTTCGGTGAAACAGCAGGTAACGAATTCATCAATATCTTTCACAGCAACGCGCCGCCATTTTTCTGGTGGCTCTCGAAAGTTTTCATGAAGTAGCTCGAGACGACGACTATGGCGTTTATTGGCTTCATTGCCATCTTCGTCAACCCAGACAATCCGGTCATGGTCATAATCAGCATCAACAACGATTTCGCGCTTTTGATACACACAAAACATGGGATCTGACGTTATTCGATTGTCCTGTGTTCGAATATTTTCACCGATGATGCCAAACGAATCTGGTGCAGATTTTGTCTGCATCTCTTCGATACGTTCAGCCATCGCAGCACACTCTTCAAAGTTGCTTAATGCTTTTCGCTCCCATTCGGCGCATTGTTTTTCCAGTTCTGCTATGCGCTTACTTCCATCCGCGATTACTCCCTCGTAATATTCACGCTGCTCGTTGAGTTTTGATTTTGCTGTTTCAAGCTCAACGCGCAGCTTCCCTACCGTAAGCGCAATATCCTCGTTCTCCTGGTCGCGGCGTTTGATGTATTGCTGGTTTCTTTCCCGTTCATCCAGCAGTGCCAGCACGGTAGCCGGATTGGCTGCGGCGATGAATTCAGCATTGGCCTGCTGTTCCATTTGGAAATCTTCATCGAAACCGCTTTCAGGATGTGCTCCTTCAATTCTGCAAATGGGAATATATCCAGCAGCCTCGCGATGAATTAGTGCATCATCACCATCAAATCGGTTCTCTCCATATTCGAGCGACCACTCACCACGCGTTGCTTTTTCTGCCTTTTCACGCAGTACCTGATAGTTAATCTCGCTCATTTTTCTCTTCGCTCCGGTATACAAGAATTACAACGTCACCTCTGCTAATTACGCGAGCTGGATCTCCTGGCTCCATGCTGTCAATCCCGAAGGCTTCGGAAAACGCATTCATTGCCTTCTGGCGTTGATCCTGCTTACGGCATTTATTCCATTTTTTCAGTAACAACAGCGATAGCCACCGCCCGGCGCAGAACATAATGTAAAAATAACCAAGAAGCGCCAGACCTGTGTTGAGGGCCGTATCGATCGTTATAGTGGTGTCTATGCTCACTTCACACCTCTCTGTTTGTTGATAAGTTCAATATCCTGCTGGCAACTGGCGCAAGTTCGGCATCCGCGAACAGCCTGGCGTCGCCGCTCATCTATCGGATCGCCACACTCGCAACAATGAGTAGCAGATGGGGCATTACTTTCGGATTTGTATTTTTGCAGGGAGAGATTGCGCTGCAATTCTTCGATTTCAGCGGCATTGTCGATGATATCTGCCATTTTCCTTTCCTTCAGGCATGAAAAAAGGAGCCGAAGCTCCTTTGGTATCAGAATTCAAATTGTCTTGCTCTTAGTTGCGCTAGCATACTTCTGGCCCTATGCACCATATAGTTGGCGGGATCAAGTTTTGCTGCTTCGCGGAGCAATGTGTCGCGAGTCCGGTTGGTTATATGACGAGTCTCGTAGGCCAGATCAAACAGTTTCCCGTAGTAATCAGAATTCAGTTCTCTCATGACGGGGTATAGCTGCTTACTGAGTTGTTGTGCTTTTTCCATCCAGAGTTGAACGTAGCAGAGCAGGATGATGTCTTCTGCTGTGAATTGCTGCTCAGTTTGTACTGGCTGAATGTTGCGAAGTTTCTTTTCGCACTCGATGAAGTATCGGCGTATCTGGCGGCCTTTTTCGTTACGTTCAACCATCGCAAGCTCTTTGGCTGTGTCGAGGGTGAGGTGGTAATCCTTGCGGCGGCGGCCTGGAGTTTTCGCCAAATTTGGCGAAAATAGAATGTAGTCTAAATTTTCTACGAATCCATACTCGTTTAGCTTGGCCCGTATCCAGTTAGAAAAATCTTTACCTACCTCTAAAAATCCATGCAAATCACGCGCGTTCACCAGAAGCGTAGGTTCATTTGAGATTGTACCTTCAAACACAGGGATGAGTTGAGTGGTCATGATGACCTCCTTTGGCTTTTTTCGAGAAATGCCACCACAAAATGTGGTGCCGGGAGGCTCGAAACGGCCCAAAAGATACCGCGGACTTATTCCCCTTGCGGGTGTTGTATTCGTCGCCCTCCCGACATTGATCGGGGATGTGACCGCACACTGTGCTATCACTGAATAACAGGCATAAAAAATCCAACACTGACGGGGTTGGTTTAATCCGCTTTTGGGAGGTTTTCGAGGCCTCGGCGCGGAGTATAGTCAGTATTGGACGCAGTCGTCAACCATCGCCGTTTCTTTGGCTGTGTCGAGGGTGAGGTGGTAATCCTTGCGGTTGTGACCGCCTCTACCAGATGTTTGCTTTCCCAAATTGGAAAGCAAAATATAGTCTTGATTTTCAATGAATTCGTATTCTGAAATGCGATTTGTAATCCATGCCGCAAACACCTTTTTCACGCCTAAAAAAGCATGCAGATCGCGGGCATTGCAGAGTAGGGCTGTTTCGTTGTCGATAGTGCCGTTGAATACGGGGATGAGTTGATTAGCCATAATTATGACTCCTGACGTTTTAGTATTGACTGCCACCTTAGTGGGGTGGCGGGCTTCAACTACCGCGTCAGACGGCGGAGCGTATTTCCCGAAAGGGTATTGTATTAGGCTCTCTCGACCCGCCATTGATATGGCGATACCTGTAAACAGGCATAAAAAAGCCGCAAAGCTATCGGGTGCGGTTGACCGCTGACGTTGTAGTGCAGTCAGTATGCGATAGCTCTGGCAGATTTGTCAAATCGTGCAGTAACATCCTTTTCTTCCTTGCCATTTCTCAATGATGACAAAGGGTGGATTCGGATTGGTATTGGGACAAAAGTGAGACACACAAAGCTTTGCATCGGCTTACAAAGCTTTGCATGTTTTTCAATGTTGGGACGTGTGAGCGCAGAAATGACGGGCTATCTAATTGATTTTAAACGATACGTAACCAACTTTAAAATCTTTGCACGCCAGTTCGCAGGTTTTACAGCCAGTACAGCGGCTGGAATCGATAAAAAATCCATATTGTGTGGTCATGGGCTACTCCTTAAACCTTTTCGATCTGGACAAGATTGCTGTGCGACGGGTTTCCCTTTGCCAGCGGTGAAGGGCGGTGAGAGGTCAGAATATTGATACTGCCGCCGTGATCGACCCGGTCACCAAACATATCCGCTTTAAGCCACGCACCTTGCCCGATGGCGGTAACGCCAGGCAGAATACGCGGAGTCACTTTTGCGGCAATCAGCATTTCTCCATTATTGTTAAATACCCGCACGGTATCGCCATGACGGATACCGCGTGCCTGAGCATCAATGGGGTTGATCCACACCTCTTGTGGGCAGGCCTGCTGTAACACATCAATATTGCCGTAGCTGGAGTGGGTACGCGCTTTGTAGTGGAAGCCCGTTAACTGCAGTGGATAGGTTTTCCGCAGGGGATCGTCCCAGCCATCAAAACCTGGGGTATACGCAGGAAGGGGATGAATAATTTCATCTTTTTTCAATTCCCAGGTATCTGCAATCTTCGCCAGTCGTTCAGAATAAATTTCGATTTTCCCCGAAGGTGTTTTCAACGGGTTTGCCTGTGGATCTTCACGGAATGCGCGGAAAGCGACGTAGTGTTCTTCCGGGCATTTTTTCTTAAAGATCCCGGTCGTTTTCATCTCCTCGTAGTCGGGCATCTCAGGGTTACGTTCCTTCGTTTTCGCATGGAGATATTTGATCCATTCATGCTGACTGCGACCTTCAGTAAAGGTTTGATAAACGTCTGGTCCTAAGCGTTTGGCGACTTCACTCAGCATCCAGTAGATGGGTTTGCGTTCAAATTTTGCTGAGGTTGCGGGTTGGGCGAGGATCACATAGCCCATATTCCCTGCAGATTCATGAGAGATAAGGTCTTCTTGCTCTGTTGGCATCAGGTCGGGCAACAGGATATCGCAATACTTAGCCGAGGCCGTCATGAAGTGGTCAATGCCAACAATCATCTCGCACTTGCTGTCATCCTGAAGCACCTCATGGGTGTGATTGATGTCGCCATGTTGATTGATCAATGTGTTACTGGCGTAGCACCATAAAAACTTGATGGGGACATCCAGTTTTTCTTTTCCACGAACACCATCACGGGTCGCGGTCATTTCCGTACCATGGTCGATGGCATCTGTCCATGTAAAGACGGAAATCTGCGTTTTAACAGGATTCTCAAGCATCGGGAACCATTCTACCCCCAGATCCCAGCTACCTTCGCGTACACCTGAGTTGCCGCCGTTTATGCCGACGTTACCGGTGAGAACGGAAAGCATGGCAATAGCGCGGGACGTTTGCTCGCCGTTGGAATGTCGTTGTGGCCCCCAACCCTGACAAATATAAGCAGGTTTTGCTGAACCGATCTCTCGTGCCAACTGGATAATTTTTTCTGCCGGGATGCTGGTGATTTTTGCTGCCCATTCCGGCGTTTTAGCTATGCCGTCAGGCCCTTCGCCCAGAATATAGGCTTTATAATGCGCGTTACGTGGTGCGTTGGCGGGCAGCGTTTTTTCATCGTAACCAACACAATATTTGTCGAGAAATGGCTGATCGACCATGTTTTCAGTAATCAGTACCCAGGCAATCGCACAGGCCAGTGCGCCATCGGTGCCAGGGCGAATGGGCAGCCATTCATCTTCACGCCCGGCAGCAGTGTCGTTATAACGTGGATCGATGACGATCATGCGTGCGTTTGAACGTTCGCGGGCTTGCTCGACGTAGTAAGTGACACCACCGCCGCTCATCCGCGTTTCTGCCGGGTTATTTCCGAACATAACGACCAGTTTCGTATTGGCGATATCATCCGGGCTGTTGCCATCATTGGCACCGAACATATAACTCATTGCGGCACTGATCTGTGCGGTACTGTAGCTGCCATAGCGACTGAGAAAACCACCGCAAGAGTTCATCAGACGGTACGGGACGTTTGAGTTGGTGATGTTTCCGCCATCTACGCCTGTTCCGTACAGGACATGTACAGCCTCATTGCCGTAATCTTTCAGGATCCGCCGAAGATTATCACTGATGGTATCCAGGGCTTCGTCCCAACTTATCCGTTCAAATTTACCTTCACCGCGCTTGCCGACGCGCTTCATGGGATATTTCAACCTATCAGGATGATTCATCCGTCGGCGGATAGAGCGCCCGCGTAAACACGCTCGAACCTGATGGTTACCGTAGACGTCGTCACCTGTCGTATCAGACTCCACCCAGTACACGGTGTCATCTTTCACATGCAAACGTAACAGACAGCGGCTCCCGCAGTTAACGGTGCAGGAACTCCAGACCGCTTTCTCTTCTACCGGAGCCTCTGCCGCCCGGACCATTTGGGAAAATGGCAGAGTGAAAGCACTGCTTGCCAGCGCAAGACTGCCAAGTGCGGAGGTTTTCATCAGACTTCTACGGCTGATTTCAGCCTTCATGAGCGCCTCTGTGGTATGGATTTTCATCATTACTCACTTATTGCTTTTCAAACAAAATGTCATGCCAGAATTTATGATTGTCGTGGGTTATATTTTTTCGATCTCGACCAGATTAGTGTGCTGCGGGTTTCCCTTCGCCAGTGGTGAAGGGCGCAGAGTGGTTAGCGTATTCACACAGCCGCCATGGTCGATTTTATCGCCAGACATATTGGCCTCGTGCCAGGCTCCCTGGCCCATAGCGCTAACTCCAGGGAGAATACGTGGTGTTACTTTGGCTGGTAGCCGAACTTCGCCACGATGGTTAAACACCCGCACCATATCGCCGTTGGCAATCCCACGTTTCTGCGCATCTATAGGGTTGATCCACACCTCCTGACGGCAGGCAGCCTTCAGGAGATCAATATTGCCGTAGGTCGAGTGAGTACGGGATTTGTAATGGAAACCAAACAGTTGCAGTGGGAAGGTTCTACGTTCAGGGGAGTCCCAGCCTTCAAAGGTAGAGGCATAAACTGGCAGTGGGCTTATCACTTCATCTTTTTCCAGTTCCCAGGTACGGGCAATTTCCGCCAGCTTGCTGGAATAAATTTCAATCTTACCGGAAGGTGTTTTAAGTGGATTTGCCTCGGGGTCGTCACGAAATGCTTTGTAGGCGACAAAATGACCATTGGGATCTTTACGCTTATAGATACCCATTTTTTTCAGTTCGTCGTAAGACGGTAACGCCGGATCTTTGGCAAGCATTTTGGCGTACAGATGTTGTAACCATTGTTCCTGCGTGCGACCTTCAGTGAACTTTTGATAGACGTCAGGTCCAAGACGTTTCGCGACTTCACTCAGGATCCAGTAAATCGGTTTGCGTTCGAATTTTTCGCTGGTGACAGGCTGGAGGAAAATGAGATATCCCATGTTACCGGCGTAGTCGTTAGGAATAATATCTTCCTGCTCAACGGTCATCAGGTCTGGCAGCAGAATGTCGGCATATTTTGCCGATGAGGTCATAAAGTTTTCGATGACCACAATCATTTCGCATTTCGATTCGTCCTGCAGAATTTCATGCGTTTTGTTGATGTCAGAATGCTGATTAACGAGGGTATTTCCCGCGTAGTTCCAGATGAACTTAATGGGCACATCCAGTTTATCTTTGCCGCGGACGCCGTCGCGGATTGCCGTCATTTGCGGACCATGATCGATAGCATCTGTCCAGCTGAAGCAGGAGATTGACATTTTGACCGGATTATCCAGCACCGGCAGGCGTTCTATGGTAATGGTATAGGTCGATTCACGCGCGCCACTATTTCCGCCGCTGATGCCGACATTGCCCGTCAAAATAGGTAACATAGCAATAGCGCGTGCAGTCAGTTCGCCGTTTGCCTGGCGTTGCGGCCCCCAGCCCTGGCAGATATAAGCGGGTTTTGCTGTGCCAATTTCACGCGCCAGTTTGATGATACGGTCTACCGGGATACCGGTAATTTGCGAAGCCCACTGCGGCGTTTTCGCTGTGTTATCATCACCTTCACCAAGAATATAGGCTTTATAGTGACTATTTTTGGGTGCATCTGCGGGTAAGGTTTTTTCGTCATAGCCGACGCAGTATTTATCGAGAAAAGGTTGATCAACGAGATTTTCGTTAATCAATACCCAGGCAATACCCGCAACCAGCGCGGCATCGGTGCCCGGGCGAATAGGGAGCCATTCATCTTCACGACCAGCAGCCGTATCGGTATATCGCGGATCGATAGCAATCATTTTGGCGTTCGATTTCTCGCGCGCTTTTTCAAGAAGATAAGTGATGCCACCGCCGCTCATGCGGGTTTCTGCCGGGTTGTTACCAAACATCACGACCAGCTTGCTGTTTTCAATATCCGTGGTGCTGTTGCCATCATTACTGCCGTAGGTGTAGGGCATGGCACAGGAAATTTGCGCGGTGCTGTAGGAGCCATACTGATTGAGTGAACCGCCGTAGCAGTTCATCAGGCGTTTGACCGCCGAGGCTGATGGCGAAGAGCGGGTCATATTGCCGCCAACGATCCCCGAAGAGTACTGAATATATACAGCCTCATTGCCATATTGTTCGACGGTTTTCTTCAGGCTACTGGCGATAGTATCCAGGGCTTCATCCCAGCTAATCCGTTCGAATTTGCCTTCGCCGCGTTTGCCCACGCGTTTCATTGGGTAATTCAAGCGATCGGGATGATTAATACGCCGACGGATGGATCGACCACGCAAACAGGCGCGTACTTGATGATTGCCATACTCGTCGCTGCCGGTGTTGTCAGTTTCCACCCAGGTGACTTCATTATCTTTAACATGTAGACGAAGTGCACAGCGGCTACCACAGTTGACGGAACAGGCACCCCAGATCACTTTTTCGCTGGCCTGTTGTACTGCTGCCGCTGCACTGCGCAGGGTGAACGGTAAAGAAAAACCGCCTGCAGCCAGCGCCAGAGAACCTATCGCGGTTGATTTAACGAGTGTTCTGCGGCTGATGCCCACCATTCGGTCATTTTTGGACATAACTCACTCCCTGTTCTTTATCGTTATATAAATGTTTATATATTGAATATTTAGCGCGCTAACAATAGAGGGAGTCTACCCATTTTGGGTTAAGAATTATTAATCCATATCAATAGAAGGGTATGAGTAATAAGGTGGGATTATGTTGTATGTTCAAATCGCCGGATGTGTCGTATCCGGCGTTCAGTCGATAATGTATTACTGCGGTTCGGCAGGCGCGCCATCCTGGGTAGACTGCGCGGGAGCAGAGACGTTACCGCTGGTGGTGCGGGTATAGAGAATTTTATGCGTATCATTAGCGCAATGGCCGACGACCTGGGAATCAGGCTGATCAACCTGGTCATTGGGTACAATACTTAACGTGAAGCTGCTTTCGGGTACGCCATTATTGATAATGCGCTGTGATATATCGCTCTGTATGCGCTCACAGGATCCCGGCGCGGCGAGTACCGCGGGTGAGGCGAGGGCGAGCAGAAGCGCGGCACAGCAGGTTGAGAGTTTCATCATAAGCTCCTTACGCGAAGATAACTTCTTTAAGCATAGCATTTAACGTGTAAAGTACTGTATTTGCTACTATGATTGAGAATCATCTCTACTCTCTGGTGACTGTTGTGAAATACAAATTACTACCATGCTTACTCGCGATATTCCTCACAGGATGTGACCGCACAGAGGTAACACTTTCATTTACCCCTGAGATGGCCAGTTTCTCTAATGAATTCGATTTTGATCCGCTGCGTGGTCCGGTAAAAGATTTCACTCAGACATTAATGGATGAGCAAGGTGAAGTGACGAAACGTGTTTCTGGGACTTTGTCGGAAGAAGGCTGTTTTGATTCACTCGAATTACTGGATCTGGAAAATAATACCGTGGTCGCTCTGGTACTGGACGCCAATTATTACCGTGATGCCGAGACGCTGGAGAAGAGAGTACGTTTACAGGGAAAATGCCAGCTAGCAGAATTACCTTCTGCCGGGGTGAGTTGGGAAACCGATGATAATGGCTTCGTGATTAAAGCCAGCAGCAAACAAATGCAGATGGAATATCGCTATGATGATCAGGGTTATCCACTGGGTAAAACCACGAAAAGTAACGACAAAACATTATCTGTCAGCGCCACGCCATCAACGGACCCGATCAAAAAATTAGATTACACAGCGGTTACTTTACTGAATAATCAACGAGTTGGTAATGTAAAACAGAGCTGTGAATATGACAGTCACGCCAATCCGGTGGACTGTCAGCTGATCATTGTTGATGAAGGAGTAAAACCCGCCGTCGAAAGGGTTTACACCATCAAAAATACGATCGATTATTATTAATGCTATTGTGCGGTCGGCTTCAGGAGAGTCTGACCCGGTGTTTTGTGCTCTGCCAGATACTGATGCTGGAATATACACATGCGAATGGCATTACGATATTGACCATTAATAAAGAACTCGTGCATCAATTCACCTTCAACCGTAAAGCCAAGCTTGCGGTAAATGTGAATCGCTTTTTCATTCTCTTTATCGACGATCAGATACAGCTTATAGAGATTGAGAACGGTGAAGCCATAGTCCATTGCTAATTTGGCGGCACGGGTTGCCAGACCTTTCCCCTGATACTCCGGGGAGATAATTATCTGAAATTCTGCCCGGCGATGTACATGGTTAATTTCCACCAGCTCCACCAGACCGGCTTTTTCGCCGTCACATTCCACCACAAAGCGTCGTTCGCTCTGATCGTGAATATGCTTATCATACAGATCAGAGAGTTCAACAAAGGCTTCGTAGGGTTCCTCAAACCAGTAACGCATCACACTGGCGTTATTGTCGAGTTGATGTACATAGCGTAAATCTTCACGCTCCAGCGGGCGTAGCTTAACACTGTGGGCGCTTGGCATAACGTGTCCTTACATTCCTTAAATCAATAACAGGTTAGGGGGTAATAACGCGGCCAGTTCGACGGTCCAGGCAGCGCAAAGTATTTGGCTCCCAGTAGGCATTGATGTTGGCGCTTTGCTCACATTTATCGCGGTTATCAAAAGCGGCGTCGGCTTTATCCCACTCTTTTTCAGTGCGTTTATTCACTTTCTGACGCAGATTGCGCGTGTCATTCCATTGCTCTTTTTCCATAGCGGCGTGCTGGCGGCTTTGTGCACTGTCGCCAGACTCAATCACCAGTTTGTTAGTTTCGGCATGAACAGTTGTGCTCAGTGCCAGTGCGCAAGGCAGCAGAAAAGCGAGCAGGCCGATTCGTTTGCTGAGAGTGATTTTCATAATTCATTCCCTGTATGAATGATTAAAGGAGATTCTACACCATCCACTGCGAACGCAAAACGTACCAGGAGGGTGTTTATATTGATGATATTATGTCGCCCTATAACTATACATGATGTCAATAAGTGACAAAGATGATTAAAGCAACGTTACTATTTTTTGCTACTGCGCTGTGTGAAATTATTGGATGCTTTCTGCCCTGGTTGTGGTTAAAACGAAACGCCAGTATCTGGCTGTTGCTTCCGGCGGGGATTTCACTGGCGCTGTTTGTCTGGTTGTTAACGTTGCATCCAGCGGCGAGTGGGCGTGTTTACGCGGCTTATGGTGGCGTTTATGTCTGCACGGCGTTGATGTGGCTGCGCGTTGTGGATGGCGTGAAACTGACTCTTTATGACTGGACGGGTGCGTTGATTGCGCTTTGCGGCATGTTGATCATTGTTGCGGGCTGGGGGCGCACGTAGGAACATAAATCCATTTTATCAATAAGATAAGAGGAAGTGTCAGCTGACAAAAGGTATTCTATTTCATCTTTTGTCAACCATTCACAGCGCTAATATACGCCTTTTTTTGTGATCACTCCGGCTTTTTTCGATCTTTATACTTGTATGGTAGTAGCTCAGTTGCGTAGATTTCATGCATCACGACAAGCGATGCAAGGAATCGAACATGAAGATCGTAAAGGCTGAAGTTTTTGTTACCTGTCCGGGGCGTAATTTCGTCACATTAAAAATCACCACTGAGGACGGTATTACGGGCCTTGGGGATGCCACCCTCAATGGACGTGAGCTTTCCGTGGCCTCTTATTTGCAGGATCACCTTTGTCCGCAGCTTATTGGTCGCGATGCGCACCGTATCGAAGATATCTGGCAGTTTTTCTATAAAGGTGCTTACTGGCGTCGCGGTCCGGTTACGATGTCGGCCATTTCAGCGGTTGATATGGCGCTGTGGGATATTAAAGCCAAAGCTGCCAACATGCCGCTTTACCAGTTACTCGGCGGCGCGTCTCGTGAAGGGGTGATGGTTTATTGCCATACCACCGGTCACAGTATTGATGAAGCTCTGGATGATTATGCCCGTCATCAGGAGCTGGGATTCAAAGCCATCCGCGTGCAGTGCGGAATCCCTGGTATGAAAACCACCTACGGCATGTCGAAAGGTAAAGGTCTGGCTTATGAACCCGCAACCAAAGGACAGTGGCCGGAAGAGCAGTTGTGGTCGACGGAGAAATACCTCGATTTCATGCCGAAATTGTTTGACGCGGTACGTAACAAGTTTGGTTTTAATGAACATTTGCTGCATGACATGCACCATCGCTTAACGCCTATTGAAGCGGCGCGCTTTGGTAAAAGCATTGAAGATTATCGCATGTTCTGGATGGAAGACCCGACGCTTGCAGAAAACCAGGAATGCTTCCGTCTCATTCGCCAACATACCGTCACACCCATCGCAGTGGGTGAAGTCTTCAACAGCATCTGGGACTGCAAACAACTGATTGAAGAGCAACTCATCGATTATATCCGCACCACGCTGACCCATGCAGGCGGAATTACCGGTATGCGCCGGATTGCCGATTTTGCTTCGCTGTATCAGGTACGTACTGGCTCACACGGTCCTTCCGATTTGTCACCAGTCTGCATGGCTGCAGCGCTGCACTTTGATCTGTGGGTCCCCAATTTCGGTGTCCAGGAATACATGGGTTATTCCGAACAAATGCTCGAAGTCTTCCCGCACAACTGGACTTTCGATAACGGCTATATGCATCCGGGAGACAAACCGGGTCTTGGCATCGAATTCGATGAAAAGCTGGCGGCGAAATATCCCTATGAACCTGCTTATCTACCAGTCGCACGTCTGGAAGATGGCACGCTGTGGAACTGGTAAGGAGTAAGATAATGAAAAGCATATTAATTGAAAAACCGAATCAACTGGCGATTGTCGAACGTGAAATACCCACCCCGTCAGCGGGTGAAGTACGAGTAAAAGTGAAACTTGCCGGAATTTGTGGTTCAGATAGCCATATTTATCGTGGGCATAATCCTTTTGCGAAATATCCGCGCGTCATTGGACATGAATTCTTTGGCGTCATTGATGCGGTGGGTGACGGCGTGGAAAGCGCCAGAGTCGGTGAACGTGTTGCTGTCGATCCGGTGGTCAGCTGTGGGCATTGCTATCCGTGCTCTATAGGTAAACCGAACGTTTGTACGACACTTGCTGTATTAGGTGTGCACGCTGACGGTGGTTTCAGTGAATATGCCGTGGTTCCGGCAAAAAATGCGTGGAAAATTCCTGAAGCAGTGGCCGATCAATATGCGGTGATGATCGAACCTTTTACCATTGCGGCTAACGTAACCGGACATGGTCAACCGACTGAAAATGATACCGTTCTGGTTTATGGTGCCGGTCCAATCGGCCTGACGATCGTTCAGGTATTAAAAGGCGTCTATAACGTTAAAAATGTGATTGTTGCCGATCGCATTGATGAACGACTGGAAAAAGCGAAAGAGAGCGGGGCAGACAGGGCGATTAATAACAGCCAGACACCGCTTGGCGAGATTTTCGCTGAAAAAGGCATCAAGCCGACATTAATTATCGATGCGGCTTGTCATCCTTCTATCCTGAAAGAGGCCGTTACGCTGGCTTCTCCAGCGGCACGTATTGTATTGATGGGCTTCTCCAGTGAACCGTCTGAAGTGATTCAGCAAGGAATTACCGGAAAAGAACTCTCTATTTTCTCTTCACGCTTAAATGCAAATAAATTTCCGGTTGTTATCGACTGGTTAAGTAAAGGGTTAATTAAACCAGAAAAATTAATTACCCATACGTTTGATTTCCAGCATGTTGCTGATGCCATTAGTTTATTTGAACAGGATCAAAAACATTGCTGCAAAGTCTTACTCACTTTTTCTGAATAATACCAATAACGGCGAGTAAGTAGTACGCATCTTACCTCTTTTTTAGAGATAACCATTATGACAATAGAAAAACATGAAAGAAGCACTAAGGATTTGGTGAAAGCAGCAGTATCGGGATGGCTGGGCACTGCGCTTGAATTTATGGATTTCAAGAGTCATGCGTGTTAACTATTTGATAAATATTAAATTAATTTTTCATTGATTCGTTATGGGGCATGGTTGGGGCAAACTCGCTTAACTGTGTATTTAACAAAGCTACCTGTGCATTATTGTTTTCAGACATCCATTTTCCGTATACCTGAAATACCATTTGCGCATCTGCATGGCCCATCTGGTTTGCTATAAATGCCGGGTTAGCACCAGCTGTCAGCGACCAGCAGGCATAAGTATGTCTCGACTGATATGATTTTCGATGGCGGAGTCCGGCACGTTTTATCGCTGCGTCCCACATCTGCCTTATTGAGTCAACGGTAAAATGGTCACCATAATTTTTTACTCTCGCTGACACTTCAGGTTGAAAAACAAAGGTGCATTTTTGTTTTTCTGTTCTGCCATACTCTCTGAGGTGAACATCAATGATATGCTCTTTGCTCAGTCTCGTTAATGTCATCTGACTCCGGAGAGCGTCGATTGCTGGCTTAATAAGATGAATGGCCCGATTGGTTCCCGCCTGTGTTTTTGGTACCGTGAAACGGTCTTTTGCTAAATTTCTCCTGATCATCATTGTTCCATTTTTCAGATCTATGTCCTCCCATCCAAGTGCACACAGCTCACCAGGGCGAACGCCAGTATAAACAGAAACACACCATAAATTTTTTGCTTGCTGATTTCTGCACGCATCGATAAGACGGATAAATTCCTCCCGCGAAAGAGGATCCGGAATGGTTCTTGATTCCTTTAATGGCGAGATCCCCTTAAACGGATTATCTGCCAGGTAACCGTTATCAACACCAAACTGGAACACGGCGTTAAGATTTGTCATGTAATTATTTACAGTTACAGCCGATCTCCCTGGTTGTGTAACAATATAGTTACTTTTGGGGATCTGGTATCCAGTCAGTAGCTCTTTACGAACCTCCAGTAATTTTTCTTTATTAATCGATGAGGCAAGATTTTTTTCACCGATTATGCTCAGGATATTTTTGATGACGGCACGGTATGTGTTGAGTGATGTTTTGGCGACTTCAGTTTCTTTCAGTGCCAGAAATTTTTCAGCCAGTTCTTTTATGGTTAAATCTTGTCGGGCCTCACCAAATTTTTCCAGATTGCGTGAGGAGGGAAACTGTTTTGCATAGTCGAAAACACCAGTTTTTATTGCGTAACAAACAGAGGAGCGTAGTTCACCTGCAACGCGCCTGTTTTTTGCTGTGTCAGGAACCCCCAGATTTTCCCTGACTCTTACGCCTTTATAAACAAACCAGATACGTAATTTCCCTCCATGGTTTTCCACGCCTGTCGGATATTTCATTTCAACTTCTCTCATTAGTTAGTGTGGCTTTTAGTCAAGTAAGATGACATCTTGGTCTCGCTGATGCTTGGCGCTCAATCCAGCGATCAATTTCTTCCAGGTTGTAAAAGCATGGACTGTTATCCCATGGCATACCGTCATGAGCGACATGCTTATATTCCCTTCCTTCCATAAACGATTTTTCCCGAGCCTTTTTTAACGTACCTTTTTTTATTCCTTTCAGCGCAATTAACTGCTCTTCGGATACCCATTTGCCGGGAGAGACAATCATGATTACTTCGCTCATCGATTTCTTTATCTCTTACATCAGACGAGCGCCGGTTGCAGAATACCAGTCACAACCGGCGACAGTTGAACATTAAGAATCAGCCTGACTCGGGATCAGTTTTTGCCAGATAACTGAAACGTATTTTGCCTGGTAACGGGCGTCATCAAGTGCATTATGGCGCTCACCTTCGAATGGAATAGCCGTTCTGGCATCGAAGTCTATGGCTTTCCCCAGCTCAACGATTGTGCGTACATCGCGATCGTTGTAGTAACGCCACGGGCAGGGGATCCCCTGCCGTTCATATGAACGGCGCAAAATCGTGTTGTCGAAGTTGGCTCCATTTCCCCAAACCTGAACAAAAAATTCACCGGAGTTT